TCGCTTCGCAAATAACATTTTGTAGGAAAAAAGTATGAAAAACGGCACTTTTTGAAAAAACGTAAAAAAAAAACGCACTTTTATACCCCCCCCCCTAAAAAGTGTATCAAGAAATAGGGGGGGGGTATATTTCCTTTATTTTATAAAATATTATTATTATTAAAAAAAATATATATAATATATAATACTATTAATTAATTTTGTAACTTTGTAGCAATTATTATTAAATATAATTATGGAAAGAGATAAAGTATTTTTGGATATTATTCAACAGATAGAGTTGGGTCGTTCAATAAAGAATATATTAGATGGTGATGATTACCCAATCACACGAAGTACTTTCTACAACTGGTTAAATGAAAATCCTGATAGAATAGAATTATATAAGAAAGCTACTGAAATACGAGCTGATGGTATCTTTGACGATATGTTAGAGATTTCTGATGATGGTACTAAGGACTACTACTACGATGTTAATGGAAACAGACAACAAAGTATGGTAGCTGTAAACAGGTCAAGGTTGCAACTTGATACTCGTAAATGGGTATTAGGAAGGATGAACCCTAAAAAGTACAGCGAGAAGCTCGATATTACTTCAGGAGGGGATAAATTGAAGGTAGTTCCGATTATAGGGATGCAGATTATTAACCAAGAGGAAGAAGAAGTTGCAGAATAAAAGCCTATCATTAAATGTTAGAGGTAATTTAAAGCAATTAGAAGCCATAAAGGCTTGGACTGATAAAACTACCATTGATATTGTTTATGGAGGCTCTAAGGGAAGCGGAAAGACTTTCATAGGTTGTTCTTTGATATGTGCAGATGCACTAATGTACCCTGAAACGCATTATTTTATTGCGAGAAAGACATTAGCAGATTTACGTAAGTTTACTATTCCTTCTATTCAAGAGGTTTTGAGTGGATGGGGAATAACAGAGGATTATTATAGCTTCAATGGTCAAGATAACTATTTCAAGTTTCATAATAAATCTAAGATATTTTTAATTGATGCGAAGTATTTGCCTTCAGACCCAAACTATATGCGATTTGGAGGTATGCAGAATACTCGTGGATGGATAGAAGAAGCTGGGGAGTTTGACATTGAGTGTAAGAATAACTTACAAGCGAGTATAGGGCGTTGGAAGAATAAGGAATATGACCTGTCGCCAAAGTTGCTACAAACGTGTAACCCCAGCAAGAATTACTTGTACAAGGATTATTATAAGGCGACAATTGATAGAACTATTCCAAGTCACATGAAGTTCATTCAGGCATTGCCAACAGATAATAAGACATTGCCAGTTGATTACGTTCCTAACTTAATGAAAATATTAAGCCATAACGAAGTTCAAAGGCTTGTGTATGGGAATTGGGAGTTTGATGATAATCCTTATGCGATGTTTGAGTATTCAGATATTCTTGGATTGTACACCAATGAGTTTATAAAGCCTACTCAAGATAGGTATATGACTTGTGATATTGCTTACACAGGTTCGGATAAGTTTGTTATCGTTGTTTGGGCAGGATTTGTAGCATTGAAAATAATTGCCATTGATAAGATTGACGATACGATGGTAAGCAAGAAGATAAATGAGTTACGCATAGAGAATAGAGTGCCACTTAAAAATGTGATATATGATGCTGATGGATTGCAGACATTTACAAGGGCATCAACAAAGTTAGGAAATTTAGTAGGAGCAACTCCATTTAACAATAATGGTAAGCCAATAAAGATGCACGGTAAGACGGAGAACTTTAGAAATTTAAAAACTCAATGTTACTGGTATTTTGCAGAAGCGGTTAAAGACTCTAAGATATTTATTCAAGAGGATAAGTATAGAAAGCAAATAATTGAGGAGTTGGAGCAGATAAATAGACTTCCATTTCAAGATGATGGAAAAATAGCGTTAGAAAAAAAAGAGGAAATAAAGAAAAGAATAGGTAGGTCGCCTGATTTTGCCGACTCTCTAATGCTCCGATTTTTCTTTGAATTGAAAGGTAAGCCGAGATTACGAATAATTTGGTAAATAAATAAAAATATGATATTCAAAAGCAACGAAGAAGCCATATCGGCTATTAAGAGTAATCTTAAAATCAATGAAGAATTTGTCGAAATGCGTGAATGTTCTGATGAACTAAAAGCGTTAGTAAATGGAGATGACTTCATAGAGGAGCTTATAGAGAACATAGAAGGAATTGAGAGTAATGTAAAAGCAGAAGCAAGGAGAAAATACTCAAGAAGCATCAAAGATTTATTCGGAAGAATATTTCAGCCTATCGATAATATTTATTATGCAACTGGAGGAATAAAAGACTACGACATTTTAAACCCTACGATTAAAGCAGAGTTTTTAAATAAAATTGCAAGTGTTAGAGATGGAAAGTCTTTAACGGAATGGGTACAAGACTACGCAATTAAATTAATGAACACAGACCCGAATGGATTGATGTTCTTAGAATATACTACTGAACCCGAAGTAGATATTTATCCAACTTACAAAGCAATTGATAGTATTCGTTATTACGAATCAAGAGGGCAGATGGTCGAGTATGTAATATTTGAGCCAAAGAGATTAGATAACAGACAGTTTTGGAGAGTTGTTGACGATTTGACAGACAGAACATTCGAGCAAGTTGGAACTACATTTAATATTATACCTGAATTAACATTTGAGCATCCATTTGGTCAAGTACCTGCACTTATCTGTTCTAACATTCAAATTCCAGCAGAGGAGGAGAGATTATCAGCCATTGATAACATTATAGACATCTCCAAAGAATATGCGAGAGACCAATCATTCTTAACGTTATATAAAATTTATAAGGGTAATCCAATCTTTTGGAAGTACGTTCAGTATTGTGGTGATTGTGGAGGAACAGGTAAAGTAGAGGAAGAAACTTGTACTACTTGTGATGGTCACGGAAAGATGATGGGTAAAAGCGATGTCACAGGTGTTGTTGAGTTACCTATTCCTGATGATAGAGATACTCCAGTTATCGCACCAAACATTGCAGGATTTATATCACCTGATTTAGATGTGTGGAAGCAATACTCAGAAGAATTGAATTTACTTGAGGAGAAGATGTATAAAACGCATTGGGGAACAAGTTATGGTATTCAGAATATGAGCAATGTAGAGAAAACAGCTACTGAAATAATCTACAACAAACAACCATTAGAGAATCAACTTAATAAATATGCTGACTTTATAGAATATGTTGAGTGGAAATTCTGTGAATGGATATTAAACTTTTACGACTTAGGAAAAAGCAGAAGTGAAAGTAGAATAACAATCAATTTAGGTCGTAGATATATCGTTGAAGGTTATGACACATTATTGGAAAGATACGAGATGTCTGTTAAGGCTGAAGAAAATAGTGTGGTGTTGGATAAGCTGTTTAGTGAGTATTTATCGGCAAAATATAGAAATAATCCAATTGATTTGCAAATTAATCTCATAAAAATGCGAATCGAACCATATTTACACTTACCTTTACAAACAGTTTTAAGTATCTTTGGAAACGAAGAAGCACAAAGAAAAGTATTATATCAAAAATGGTGGCAGACAGTTACAGATTATAGCAAGTCAGAAGAAGTATTGACTGCTGAATTTAATAACTGGTTTGAATTAAATAAAAAGGTTGTAGCACCGCCAGTTGCACCAATAACTAAATAAAAATTATATGAGTCAAGTTGCAGTTTACGTATTACACAAATTAGGCAGAGAGGGAAATGGATTTAATTCCAACTACAAACTATCAGTAGAAAGACCTCCACATTTAGTACACATTACTTTTGCAGACACAACCAATGACAATTGCAAGATTAATGGATTATGGTATGAGAAAGATGAAAAACTTACTAAATTACATTTAGAAGGAAAAGACTTTTTAGAAGTACAGGAAGAAGTACCGAGTAAAGATGAATTAATTAAAGAATACGAATTGTTATCAGGAGAAAAGGCAAAGCCTATTTGGGGAGTGAATAAACTAACCGAAGAAATAACCAAACTAAAGTAATATGGCGTTAGACAACATCGCAGAAATCGAAACCACATTAGGAATTGAAAGTGGTAAGTTAATCGAAATGATAAATAGTGAAGAAGCGTTTTCAGTAGATTTATCAGAAAAAGTATTCTTGAGTAAAAACGCTTATGAGGAGCGAATTGCAAATATCAAGAAAGAAAGTGCAACAGTAGCAATTGAAACTGCTGTAAAAGAACAAAGAAACAATCTTGGATTAGATTTTCAAGGTAAGACAATTGAGAATTTAGTAAGTGCTATTAAAGCAAAGTCAGAGTCTGAAAGCAAAATTGAGCCTGAGGAAAAATACAAAACATTAAAGTCAGAGTTCGATGGTTTGGTTTCTAAGTTAAACGAAAAAGATACAGAATTTAATTCATTCAAAACAAAGATTGAACAAACAAATACATTGAATGAAATTAAAAACGAGTTTACGAAACATATTCCTGACAATGTATTGGTGTCTAAATCTACAATTTTTACTGAAGCAAAAGAAAAAGGATTCTCTTTTGAAAAAGAAGATGGCAATGTAGTAGTAAAAGATTCAAATGGTAACATTTTAAAAGATGCTAACTATTCTCCAATAACTGTAAAGGATTGGGTAACTACGTTCTCAACACCATATTTAGCTAAAGTTGAAGGTGGAGCTGGTAAAGGAGACGATACTGGAGAAGGTAAAGCTGGAAGTTTTGAAGCGTTTATGAAAGAGTCTGAAAGAAATAATTGGGATGCTTCTAAACAAAATTCAGAGATGGCTAAACGTATTTCTAATGGAACGTTGAAAATATGAGAAGGCTAATTGAATGGTTCTTTTCTTTATTTATTGATAAATCTAAAATAGAAGCGTTAAAAAAAGAAGCAGCAAAGGAACTTGGCAGAGAGTATCTTGAATACAAAAACAAAGTTTATTTTAATAAATTAAGTAGAAATGCCACTAAAAAAAGGTTATAGCAAGAAATCAATTAGTTCTAATATTAGAACCGAAATGAAACACGGTAAAAGTCAAAAGCAATCAGTTGCAATTGCTCTTAGCGTAGCTCGTAAAGCTAAAATGAAAGCTAAAAAGAAGTAACAGAAAAATCGCCTTATTATTCATTAGCTTTAATAGTGCGTAAATGTGAAGATAAATCTTCACAAATAAAAAAAAATCCCTTACGAATTTAAAACTTGTAGGGGATTTTTCGTAACTTTGTATCACTTTGGCGGTAGTTGGAGGGATTCGGGCGGTATGCTCATAAACAAAAAAGAGTATTATCAATTAAATTTTAAACAAAATGGCGAATAAAACAACCGCAAATTTAGTAAAAGCACAAGCAAGATTGCTTGGAGCATTTCAATCTTCTGAATTAAGATTCAGATACCCAGCTACTTATTTAGCTCTTAAAGCTAATTCTCCAATTATGTTCCCTAACTACGATGAACTTCGTACAAGAGAGGATAGAACGGTAGAAACAAACTTCATCGCAAGAGCAAAACGTTCTCTTGGAACAGGTGGTAGAACTCACAACCATACTGGTGTAAAACAAGATTCAGCTGTACTAACTCCATCTTGGACTGCGTATTCTGATAAATTCAATATGTCATTGAAACAAGCTGATGCTTCTTTGTATAATGCAGATGAGCAATTGTTTAGCGAAATTTCAAATGCAGTATCTAACTTTATGGAAGGATATGAAACAGCTGCTACTTCTTACATCTTTACAAACAGAAGTGCTGTTGTTGCTACAACTCCTGAAGCTACATTTATTACCGCTGGTACGGTAAATGCTTATGAGATTGCTTCTGCTAATGAAAGTAGAGCTATGCAAATCACTAAGATTGCAATGATGGCTAACAAATATCCTGAAGGATATACTATTTTCTGTGATTCAGTTGCTTACGCTAAATTTGAGTATCAAGCTGCTCAAGGTATTTCTAACTCTGCTAACTTGTCATTCCAATTCAATGGAGTAACATTTGTTCACTCAGTAGAACTTAATGCTCTTGCAGTTGCAGTAAAAGCTGGTCATACTAAAGGATATTGGATTGTTGTTCCTGTTGGAACTGTATCTACATTGCCTTGGATTCCTGTTCAAAACAGAGTTGGAGTTGATACGGTAGTAGGTAACTACTCTAATATCATCAACCCTATCGATGGTGAATCTTACGCATTGCATACTTATGTAACTGCTGCTGATGATAGTACAAATAATGGTTATACTCAAGATGTTGTTACGCAATACGAAATATCTCAAGATATGTCATTTGCTAAAGCTCCTCTTACAGTATCAACTGAAACTCCTATCATTGCGTTTGCAATTATCTAGTAGATGATAAACATCACAAAAATACAAACAGCGTTATCGGGACTTGTAGGGTTTAAACAGCCTTACAATCCTGATTATGCTATTGTAGACTCAACAAATCAAGCAAGTTCTTCAGGTTATTACATAACGGATAATCCGTATGCTAAAATCGAGTATATAAAGGACAACCAAGATTACGTTGATATATCTGCAACAGGTTTCAATTCATTGCTTACTGATATAAAAAAATCATCGGTAGCAAGTGTTTGTAATCAAGTATTTAGCGATTACGATTTCATAGATAGAACATTATTGTTCAAAAACGCTTCTAATAAAATAGAAGTAGAAACATTACCAACAGGATTTGTCGGGTATCATATTAGAGTAACAAGTCAGAAAAATGTGGCTTTTAAAATAAGTCGTGTGTTACTCGATTTTCAAGGTACAGGAAGTTTTACTTTACTACTTTGGAATACTGCAAAGAAGGCAACGATACAATCTAAGGTAATAACAATTACAACTGACCATCAAGAAGTAGTGCTTGACTGGGTTATAGACAATTCAGACACCACTTACAAAGGAGAGTACTATATCGGTTATATTAATAACTCGCTTACTGTAACCCCATATAAAAGAGAGTGGAACTCAGGCAATGTCTTATCAAACCCAACGTACTTAAAAGTTGAAAGAGTAAAAGTGCCAAATCATTTGACTACTACACTATTCGATTTAGATGATGTTGATGGATTGTCAGAAGATTCAGGATTGAATTTAGATATATCGGTTTATGAAGATTATACTGATTTCATTATAAATAACAAAATGATTTTCGCAAGAGCGATTCAGATTGAAGGTATCATTGGTTGTATTCAACTATATGTATCATCATTAAGAAGTAACTCAAACCAATCTCAATCAGCTCAATTATACGAGAAATTAATGATTGAATTAAAAGGTACAGGTAGCGAAAGCATTGTTAAAGTAATCGGTTTAGAAAATCAGTTATTAGGAGAGATTGCTTCTATAAGAACAGAAATAGGTAAGTTAAAAAAAGGTTTAGTTAAACAAAATCAAGTCTTTGCTTATACATTAAGATAATGGCAAACTATACAAAAACAAATCCAGTAGGATTAGATTTAGTAGTTGATAAGGTACAAAAAAAATTGTACGACAAATTGACTGCTTTGTGGAATGTAAAGTTAGATGGTTATCCAAGATGTTATGAGATAAAAAGAGATAAGAAAACTACACTTGAGCATTACAAAGGAAAAGGAGAGTACGAGTCATTAATACATACTGACAAAAACAAATTCTTCTTCACTTGTAAAAAAGATGTTACACAAAATAGCTTTACAACCTATAATGCAGAAATAGAGGTATATTTCATAGTGAATGTAAAAGATTGTAAGCCATCGATACAGCATAGAGCTGACGAAGAAGTTAGAATGGATGTAATTAATATTTTATCCACAATTGGATATGTAGAAGTTACAAAAAAGATAACAACTGACATTACTTCAGTATTTAGTGGATATGATTTTAAATTAGTAAATGATTTGCATCCGAATCATTGTTTTAAGGTTACATTTCAAGTTAGTGATTTTAAATTAAAGTAGATGGAGTTTACAGTAATTAAACCATTTACATTTGACAAATATTACAATAAAGGAGAAGTAATTATCCTCCATACAAAACAATTAATAAAACGTTTAATTAATAACAAATACATTATAAAAAATGGCATTAGCAAATCAAATAATAGTAGTTCCAAGCTCTAAAGCAGACTTATTAGGAACTGGATTGGAAGCAACAGCTTTCGATTGGGATAGAGTAGAAACGATTGAGCTTTCTGCAAGAAGTTATGTTTATCCAACGGGTGACCAAAATTTATCAACAGTTCAAGCTGCTCAATTAACTTCAGATGTAATTATCCTTCAAGGAATTAAATCTTTTAAAATTACTGCTGTTGAACCACAAATCAACACAGCAGATGGTTCAGGTTACAAAACTGTAACTGGAGAGCTTCCTTACGAGTATGAAATAATGTTTGACAACAACGGTGTAAACCTTTGGAAAGCATTGAGAAAATTCAACTCTAAAGATTCTTACAACTGTGCGTTTTACGATGTTGAAGGAAACAAAATTTTCACAACTAACAAAGCAGGTACAGTTTTCAAAGGATTCCAAGCTAAAATGTTGTTCGTAGGACAATACAAAGGTAAAGAAGGAAACAACCCTGCTGAGGTTAAAATGAACATTCAATTAGCTGACAACGGTGAAATGGATAGACAAGTATGGATTTCAGGAGAAACTCTTGACTTTGATGCTAAGTCTGACTTAGATGGTGTTAATGATTTGTATCTTAATGTAAGTGGAATGATTTTAAATCCTTCTGCTGCTGCAACTGTTGTTGTTGGAACTACATTGGCAGACCGTTCTCAATTTGTTGCTGGATTACCATTTAGTGCATCAAACACTACTTTAGCTCCAAATACATTCTTGGTTAAAAAAGTATTAACAGCAAGTCCTTATACAGTTACTTATTTTGCTCCAACTGCTCAAACATCAGACGCTATTGGTAAAGCATATACATTGACTATTCCTACTGCTACTTTTACCGCTGGTGCTACATATTCAGTTGTGACTGCAACATATACTTCAACAGGAGCTCCTACACCTGCTCAATTGACATCTAATATAGTTCAATTATCTTCTACTAAATTGCTTTACAAAGGCATTAGTGATGGTCTTACATTGTAGTATTTAGATTAGATTATTTTATTAGACCCGTTGCATATTTGTAGCGGGTTTTTTTATCTTTAAGAGATAAATCTCTTAAACTCAATTAAATTTTATTTACCTTTGTACTATGACAGTAAGAGAATATATGAATAGAGCTAAAGCAATGCAAACTTCTGTAAAAGGATATGTTGATGATATTGCTATGATGAAAGAAGATGAGATAATAAATTTGAATGTTATCCAAATGGAAAAAGGCTTAGGAACTAATGATTCTAAATTAAACTATGCAAACGGATATACAGGAAGATATGGTGGGTCAACTGCAAAAAGAGCTTTATTAGAAAGAACGGTATTGCCTAAAATTGCTGGAGAACTGTATAATTTTGGATGGACAGGAGATTTTTTATCTAATTTTCAAGTAAGAATAACAAGAGAAAATAAATTAGAAGTATATAGCACAGGAACAGGTACAGGAGGAAAGTCTATATTTCTTACTAAAACTCCATATATGTATGGTTTGAACGCAGAAGATACTCACAAAATAAACTACGAAATAATATATCCTGAATTAATGAAATTTATAAAACAATTTATATGATTGAATACTACGACAGCATAGAAGTATTGCCACTATACAATTGGGATAGATACACAACCACAAGAGATAACAATTGGTTGATAATAAATTTCAATGGTAGACAACCTAAAATAGACAATGAAGAATTGACTGCATTAGAGAGCAAATTACAAGAGGAATATTTCAAAGCAGTTGATGATAGGACTTTTGTAAAAAAGTTGCAGAAATGGGCTAAAATCGATAATCTACGCACACGTTACAATGTAATAGCGATGTTGTGTCAAAGACTATGGTTAGGATTTGGAGATATGCAGATGGAATTAAGGCAACAGTATATTGAAATAATAAATAAGTTTGGTTTTAATATGCCTTTAATAAATACAGTTGAAGGAGATGCAGAAGAAATTGCATTAATTACTAACTCGATGCAAAACATTAAAACGCAGATTGAAATGCTTGAATCAGAATTAAAAACTGACGAAAAGAAGCAGACATATAGCTTAAATAAGCAAATGGTATTGGTAAGTTTAGGATTAGGATTAGCTTATAAAATAGATGCTAAACAGACAACTGTAAGCGAGTGGATTGAATTATGTAAATTATTAGAGGAAAAAAACGCTCAACAAGAGAGAAATAACAAATAAAAGTTCGTAACTTTGCAATTCGGGGATTACTGTGAAAGCGGTAGTCCCTTTTTAAATTTAATACACTATGGCAAACGAGATAGATTTAGTAGTTGGACAGGTTGCATTTGACAGAATAACTTTATTGTTAACTGAACTTGGTAAAGTAGATACGAAATTTGGAGAATTATCTGCTAAATTCGCTGCGCTAGGAAATAATACAAATACCGTTAAGAGTACTGCTGATTTAACTAAACTTACTGCTGAAAATGCAAAGCTAAATGCTGTAATAGAACAACAAATAAAAGACTTTACGGATTTAAGCGACAAATTAAATAAAGTAGCAGTAGCGAGAACTTCTAGTGTTAAAGGAATAACCGAAGAAACAATTGCTCAAAAAGAATTAAATAAAGCAAAAACATTAGAATCCACAGCCTCTAACGAACAAATTGGAGCTTATGCAAGATTAGACGCTCAACATAAACAAGCCGTAAAATTAGCTCAAGATTTAGCTATTACTACAAATAGAACAGGTAAAGCCTATGAAGATGCTAAAAATAAAGCTAATGAATATGGTAAGCAATTAAGAGTTGTAGATACTGATATTGGAAAACACACTCGTAATGTTGGTAACTATTCATCATCTTGGAATGGATTAGGTAACTCGATTAACCAACTTACTCGTGAAGCTCCAGCATTTGCTAATAGTGTTAGCACTGGATTTATGGCATTGTCTAACAACATCCCTATTTTAACGGATGAATTAGGGGTGCTTATACAAAAGAACAAAGACCTTCAAAAAGATGGTAAGCCAACTGAATCTATATTAAAAACATTAGCAAATGGATTTTTCTCTTGGCAAACAGTAATATCTCTTGGAGTTACTTTACTTACAGTATATGGTTCAAAATTAATTGACATTGCAAGGGGTTTAGGAGATGTAAAAGATAGGCAAGAAGCATTTAAGCGTTCTCAAGCAGAAACTGATAATGCAATTATAAACACAACAAGAAATATAGAACACCAAGCAGAAATAAGAAAACAAAATTTAATTCAAGCTGGTGCTTCTGAAGAAAAAATAAGACAATCAGAATTACAAAAAGAAAAGGATATTCAGAAAAATCTTGTTTCAGCAAGTGCTGCGGCTAAAGAAAAATATGAAAACGCTAAAAAATATGTAGAATTAGATAGTAAGGCTGTTACGGATAATAACGTAAAAGATATGACTAACAACATAATTAGAAAAAAAAGAGAGTTAGCTGAGTTAAGAAAATTAGGATATACTGCAACAGCTGAGGAGTTAAAAGACTTTGAAAAAAATGCTATTACAAGAGAAGGTGCTGTAAAAATACAAGGTCAAAAAATATCAAAACTTGTTGAAGCAAATCAAACTGCAAGATTTAAAGAAGAACAAAAAGCTCAAGAAAAATTAGATAAATTAACAGATAAGCCTGAAAAAAAGGTATTGAAGTTTGATGAAGTAAAATCTGTACACGATTTAGCAGAAGCAAAGATTGAAGGGCAAAAAATTGATTTACAATCTGCTGATTTAGATAAACTTACTACCGAGCAAAAAATAGAGAATAGAACAAAATTAACAGAATTTGAATTGTTAAAAATATTTGAAGTTGCATCAGAAGAAAAAGCAATAGCGGATAAAAAAAGAGATGATGACAAAGTAGAAAATGATAGAGCTTTAAAAAATAAAACAATAGATAGAAAGCAATATAATAAAAATATTGAAGACATCGATAAAACACATAAAACTGTATTAGAAAAAATAAACGTAGAGGAAATTAATAAAGAGAAAGTATTATTAAACTCACAAGAAAAATACATTGAAGATTTAAGAGAAAAAGACTTAAAATCATCTCAAGAATTATCTATTAAAAAATTAGATGCTGAAATATTAGCTGATAAAATGATTTATGAAGATAAAGAAAAAGGTAAAAAACGAACATTAAAAGATAGGGAAGCTGCGTTCCAAGAATTTTTATTAGATGCTGAAAAGAGGATAGCTGTTCAAGAAGCAATGGCAATGCGAGAAGCTGGAGCTGACCCAATAAAACAAGAAGCAGTAAGGGAAAACTTTAAGGCATTAAGATTAGAATTAACTAAAATTATATCTCCAGCTGAACAAGCTAAAGCAGCTGTTGATGGATTTTTTAAGGACAGTTATGACAAGGCACTTACTAATTCTTTAGAAGCGTTAGGAATGCAAAGCCTTAAAACATTCTTAGATTTTGATGAAAATGGTCAATCTTCATTTATGAAGATGATGGATAGTACAGATAGTCTTGCTGAAAAGTCAGCTATTGCCTTTCAAGTAATTGGAGATGCTGCTCAAGGAATGTTTAATACGATTAATGAATCTTCTCAAGCAAGTTTTGATGCTGAATATGCTCGTTTAGACAAACAAAAAACAGAAGCAATAAAAAATGCTGGAGATAGTACTGCTGCTAAAGAAAAAATCGAAGCTGATTACGAGAAAAAGAAAAAAGAAATTCAATTAAGAGAGTTTAAGGCTAAACAAAAAATAACTATTGCAAATATAGCTATTGATACTGCTCAGGCTATTGTAAGTACTTATGCACAAGTTCCTAAATATGATTTTGGTGTTAGTGCCACTACATTAGCTTTTATTATTGCTGGTTTAGGAGCTGCTCAAATAGGGATGGTTGCTTCTCAAAAACCACCTGCTTATGCTGAAGGTACAGATAATCACTCAGGAGGTTTGATGCTTGTGAATGATGGAGCAGGAAGCAATTACCAAGAGAAGGTTATATTACCAAGTGGCAAAGTAATTAGACCTCAAGGTAGAAACGTGCTTATGGATGCTCCTAAAGGAACTAAAGTATTAAATCACGAACAACAATTATTTGAAATGTTACAAAGTAATAATATATCAATGGCATCTCCACAATATCAAGGAATGACTCCTGATGAAATGGATGAAATTTTAGGCAAACATTTTGGTAATATTAAAACACAAAACACTATCTTTGACAAGAACGGATTTCAATCGTATGTTAGAAATGGTAACAGTATAACAAGGTCAAATAGTAATCGTTCTCAAGCAATTGGTATAAGCGTATAATTATGGCAGGAGAAACTTTCCAACTAAGATTTAGAAATAACGAAGATGTATACCTTAGCATTGATGAACCTATCAACTTTGCTACGGTTGATTTTCAGTTAAAGCAAAAAGACAAAGGATATGGTCGTGATGTATCTTTTAATGGTGGCGAAGTGCAGTTTGAGTTTGTTAAATATCGTAATCATTATTTAGATAAGTTATTACAATACAACAACACTTATGGATTTGAATCTATTGTAGAGTTAGTTATTTCTACACAAGTAATTGGAGAGTTAGACTTTGCTACTGCTATTACAGACGATTTCGAGTACTTTAAATGTAAAGTTATTCAGCAGTCAAGTAAACAGATAGTAAAACGAAGAAAGTCTGTTAAAGTTGATTTATTGAGTGATAAAGACATCGATGGCAATTATATTGCTCCATTACCTACTCAGAATATTATAATGATTTCCAAGCCAGTGACTGAAAACTCAAGGTGGAAAAAAGACGGATTTGACTATCAGACTGTTGTAGACACAGGTGGCAGTACAACTACAAGATATTATAGCTATTCAGGAGAATTATACGATTCTTCTATTGACACATCTTTTGGAGCTTCTAATACTGGAGATGGTGATGGGACAAAGCTTTTAACAGCAAAAAATGGAGATTTAAAAAATGTAAAAATAAAAATATCTGAATTTACAGCGGATTTATATCTAAGAAATAGGTCTACAAACCCATTAGGAGGAGCAGGGAGCGGAGATGCCTATGGAGAATTTGCGTATCGGTATGGTTCTAGCTTTAATTCTGCTACTGAATATATATTCCCACAATCGGTTTTTGAATCGCATTATGGAGCAGGGTCAAGTCAAAAAACATACACTATATCAGGTACTTTTGAAATTCCATTAATTTCACAAGGGCATTCGCTTTGGATGTACAATAGATTTCAAGTAGCACACGATGGTGGCGGTGTCAGTGAAATTAAATACAAACAAACAGGTTCTCAAATGGAAATAGAGGCGGAAGTTGATTCTGTAAACTCTGTTTCTTTATCGTTTAGGCTAATAGATGTAATGCGACAAGTTGTCAAATCAATTTCAGGATTAAATATAGATGCTCCAAGATTTGATTCAGCAGGTACTTTTTACAACAATAGACTGTTAAACGGTAACTTTTTAAGAGGTTTAACTGAGGTAAGTGAAATTGTTGATGATGGAGTAAATCTTCCTGCATTAAAACTTATTAAAAGACCTTTTTTAGTTTCTTTAGAAGATTTAGAAAAATCACTTGTAGAGTTAAATGTAGATTGGCAAATAACTGATTATACAAATTTAGGGGTAACTGAAACTAAAATATTTTTTGGTACTGAGGATGATTTTTATACTGAAACTCCAATTAAGACATTCACTAATGTTCAATTTTCATCATTTAACAAAACATTTAATCCAAGATTTCAGATTAATGAGTTTAATTATGGATATAAGAAATTTCAATCGCAAAAGGAAAATGAAATATTAAACTCTTATGATGTAATTAATGGAGAGTCTAAATGGGTATTAAAAAATAAAAGCGTAGAGAATAAAAAAGATATATCTATTGAATGGGTAAGGGATTCATTTTTAATTGAAGAAAACAGAAGAAAGGCGATAGATTTGTCCTCGACTACATCATCTCAAAATGATGACACTTTATTTATAGTAGATTCAAGATTGACAACAGAGGAATTTAAAAGTTCAAGTTTTAGTGTTTACCACAAATATGATGGTAGTTTTGAATACTTAGCCTTAAGAAGTATAGACCTTAATTTAGCATTATTGCCATTAGTAATCGGAGATAAATTAAATATAACAAGTGATTTAAATAAGGGAAATTATTTTATAAAATCGATTACGCCTTTAGCTCAAGTTGTGTCAGGCAACGCAATTACTTATATTTACTTAGAAAGAATAAATGATAGTGGCACAACATATTTTGAAACAGCTTATAGTTACGTAGGTTTTAGCGATGGAACTGGTAGTGGATTACCGATAAACGGGAGTCAAACACCTATAATTTTAGCACATTATTTTACAAGTACTGGTATAGCTCCATTAGGCATAAGAAAAATAAGAATAACTAAATCATCTGCTTGGAGTTCTACTGCTTTCCCTGTTAATGGAGCTACTGTAACTATAACTTCAGCTTATAATAAAGGAGTATACGAGGTAATAGAAGCTTCAAATTCAGGCGTTTATTATATGGACTTAAAAAGATTAAGTGATTTATCTGAATCATCAAATGTTCCTGCAACTACTTATAATTATTCTCCAAATCCTACTGTAAACCCATATACTTCGTATACTGATGGCGGTATTACAAATATAAATGAATCAATTATATCTAGTCAAGCTTTTGCTAATTTAAGGTATTCGATAAAAAGAAATATAAATAACCATTGGTTGAAATACTTGGCTACTTGTAATATATATAATAGAACGCTACCTATAACATTATCATCTTACAAAAACAACAAGGGGTTTACTTCTACTTATAATAATATTACATTAAAAGAGGGAGATGGTATAGAAACTGGATTTATCAATACAACTCCAATTTTAAGTCCATTCATATATAACGATGTGGTATTTGCAAATGTTGAATATTCAGACTATATAACATTACAAAATAATGTAAGAAATGTAAGAGGTTATATTACTACATACGACAATAATGGATTACCTATTTTGTTATATCCAATGAGTATGAAGTATGAGAATTTAACTAAGGAATTAACTATAAAGGCAGAAGAAAAATTTAATTCATCATTTGTTCCTACAATTGAAACGAAAGCAATATCTCCAAAATCAGGAACTAGTGAATTATCAGGAGGAAATCTATTGTCAGATGGTTATTCTACAATAATAGATAAAGGAATGGTGTGGAGTACAAGTTCTAATCCAACTATTGCGTTAAACACTAAAACATACAATGGAAGTGGGTATGCTTCATTTACAAGTTTAATGTATCCATTAGTTCAATTTACAAATTATTATGCAAGAGCTTTTGCTACTAACGCAAATGGAACAAGTTACGGACAAGAAATAAGTTTTTTAGGTGGAGTTACTGATGTTCAAATTGGAAATCAAATTTGGATGGTTGAGAACTTAGATGTTGTTAAATATAGAAATGGAGATACAATACCACAAGTTACAGACCCTACTACTTGGGCAGGATTAACAACAGGAGCTTGGTGTTGGTACGCTAATTCGTCTCCTAATGGACTCGTATATGGAAAATTGTATAATTGGTATGCTGTTAATGATAGTAGAGGAATAGCTCCATTAGGATATTATGTACCAACAGATACAGAATTTATGGTTTTAACAAGTAGTTTAGGAGGAGAAAGTCTTGCTGGAGGAAAAATAAAATCAACAGGAAATTTAACAACAGGAGATGGCTTATGGACAAATCCTAATACAGGAGCTACTAATGAAAGCGGTTTTACAGCACTTCCATCAGGATATAGATTCATCGGTAACTTTACAGAAATTAATAATGCTGGAGGATTTTGGAGTTCTACTGAGAATAATGCAACTAACGCATTTAACCGTAACCTATACCATAATGATGACAATATAGTTATAGGAAATAGTAGTAAAACAAGCGGTCTGTCAGTAAGATTATTAAAAGAATATGTAGTAATTGGAACACAAAAATGGACTAATAGAAATCTTAATGTATCTACATACAGAGATGGTACAGTAATACCCCAAGTAACTGACCCAACAGCTTGGCAAGGCTTAACAACAGGTGCTTGGTGTTATTATAACAATGACCCTGCAACTGAAGCTACTTATGGTAAATTATATAATTGGTATGCTGTTAATGATAGTAGAGGATTAGCTCCACTCGGGTATCACATTCCTTCAGATACAGAATGGACTACATTAATTACTTACTTAGGTGGAGAAGATTTTGCTGGTGGAAAAATGAAGGAAACTGGATTATCACATTGGACAAATCCTAATGCAGAAGCAACAAATGAAAGTGCGTTTACAGGGCTTCCAGCAGGTTTTAGAGATGGCAGTAGCGGAACATTCAGCAGTATTGGTAATTTAGGGTATTGGTGGAGTTCATCAGAAAAAGATGCATCTTTCTCTTGGTCACGTACCTTGTATTATATCCAAAGTTTAGCAGTCAGAGATTATTACAGCAAGAGAATAGGTTTTTCAGTAAGACTAATAAAAGATTAATTATGAGTGCAATAAATTTATACACGACAAAGGCAGAAGCTCTCTATTTTAAAGATAGCCAAAGAAATAGTTTTTATGAGTTTGGAGGAATACAACTGCTTCCTAATAATAGTTATACTCAAAAAATAACAACAAATTTTGGAAACTCTTATGTTGTGTCGGTATTAAAAGTCGCTGATGATTCGGCTGTTGGTAATATTTCATATTCAATTCAAGAAGTAATTGGAGCTCCAAGTCCATATTATTTGTCTATGACTCCAAGAAATGATTTTGGTAAGGATTTAATTTATCTTAAATTCACAAACGGAACAAATACATATTACACAAATCCTTTCTATATAACAGCGTTAGATGAAGATAGGGTAACTAAATTTACATACAGAGATTTCGAATTAAATAATTATGAATCAATAAGCCTAAAAGTGTGGTTTAGACAGAAATCAAAACAATCTGAATTAACTACATATTATGAATCATCGACTGGTAATACAGTTACTCAAGCTATAAAGACAAATATGCTACATATATATGAATCAGAATTTATGAGTATAGATGATTTAATTATGACAGCTGAAATACTTAAAAGTTCTAGCTTATATATACGTGATACGAGATATAATTTATTTGAAGCAGTTAAAATACCTGAATTAACACAGCAAGAGAACTTTGGAAAGATAAAATTCACTTTAGTTGGTAAATCTCAGTTTGAACCCTCATTTTCAGGAAGTGATGTAATGCCAGATTATAGAATATGGGATAGATATAATTTAAACACAGATAGTTATAGAGATGGAACTCCTATTCCTGAAGTAAAAACTGGATGGGCGGCATTAAAGACTGGAGCTTGGCGTTATTATGAAGACAGCACATCAAATGGAACAATATATGGAAGATTGTATAATTGGTATGCATTGATGGGAATACATACAGAAGAATCGAATCCCCCAACAGAATTGCAAATAGCAAATAGAAAAAACATAGCTCCAATAGGATGGTCAGCAGCATTATACACAGATTGGACAAATTTATCATTATCTTTAGGAGGAAATTCAGTATCAGGAGCTAAGTTAAAAGAAAGTGGAACTTATCATTGGAGCATCGGAAATACTGGGACTAACACTAGTGGATTTACAGCATTGCCTGGAGGGTCTAAATCAGGGTTAGATTCTACGATATTTTCAGATTTAGGCAATTTTGGATATTGGTGGGCAAAAGATATGCCATTTACACTTAATGTTCGTTTAGAAAGTACATCAAATAGATTCCAAAATTATTACCCTTCAACAATTACTCTTAATAGAGGTGCATCAATAAGGCTTATAAAAGATATGTATGTAATTTCAGGGTTTACAACTACACCCCCATTAGACGTAGTAGGAGATGAAATTACAGGAACTGGAGGATATATACCAAATGATTTTTCAGGAAATATAAGTGAGAGAGGTATAGTATATGGTAAATCTATAAATCCAACATTAGCGAACACTAAAATAACAAGTGAAAATATAAATGGGGCATACACTATCGACATATTTGGATTAAGACCTAATACAACTTATCACATTAGAGCTTACGCACTTATAGATGGGGTTGTTACATACGCTAATAATGTACAAGTTCTTACTGAAGCTGGAGAAGCCACAGTAACCACAGATATTGTTACGGAAATTTCAACAAAAATTGCTACTTGTGGTGGAGAAGTTGTTAATGATGGTGGTTTTGATGTTACAGCTAGAGGTGTGTGTTGGAATACCGCAGGAAATCCTAATATAGTATCAAATCCAAGAACAATCAATGGAGCGGGGGCAGGGATATTTATTAGTGATATGACTGGATTAACACCTGGTTTTACATACAAAGTTAGAGCCTATGCGACTAATAGTGTAAAAACTACTTATGGAGAAGAAGTAACATTTACAGCATTGGCTGTTCCAAACTTAAATCTTATAAATGGATTATATCCATCATATCACGCTTATTCATTAAGAAGATTGAGCAATACTTTTACTCGTAAATGTTTGAGAGTAAGAAGAACGACTTTAACCCCAAGCGTCACTACAACAGTAGTAAACGTATATTTCAATTCAAACAATACAATAGGGCTAGATAGTCCTGTTACTTATATATCTGGAACTTATACAGATGCAACAACATTAGGCGAGTTTGCTGCTTCAAGTGGATATACAAATATTGATGGATATAATACTTGTGACATATTTGTTGTTACGTGGTTTGACCAAAGTGGAAATGATAAAAATACAACACGTGCAAATATCACAAATCAGCCAAGATTAGTTCAATCAGGTAATTTAGAAACTACCGATGGAAAAGTTGCTATTAGATTTATCCAATTAAACTCAACTTTTTTAAGTGCTAATGACACATCAGTTCCTTTTAATAATGTTTCTACTTATACTTTAGGTAATGGGTTAGCCCCTACCAGTACGTGTTTACTTTTTTCACTTGCTGCTCCTGCTCAAAGATTTTATGTGCCAAGTGGAAATAGTATAAGTTATGGAACTCAGGGTACATTTACTGGATATACAAATTCACCAGGTATAAATAGATTATATGAATTAATAGCAGATACATCAACAACAAATGCTTGGTCAAATGGGTCGCTATTAATTCCATACGATGTGACTTCATTAACAGTTACAAACTCTGATATAGTGATTGGAAGGACTGGTGGTACGGGATTCTATGGCTATACAGATGGGTATATCTCTGAAATAATGTCATTTCCAAATGTAGCTAGTACAGCTAATAGAGAAAATATAGAGTCGTATATTAATGCATATTATTCAATATGGTAAATAAATAATTATGAGTGCAATAAATTTATACACGACAAAGGCAGAAGCTCTCTATTTTAAAGATAGCCAAAGAAATAGTTTTTATGAGTTTGGAGGAATACAACTGCTTCCTAATAATAGTTATACACAGAAAACAACAATAGATTTAAGTAGTCCATATACTGTATCGATATTAAAAGTTGAAGATGATTCATTACTTATCAATTTGTTGTATTCATATTCAATTCAAGAAGTAACTAATGCAGAGACTATTCGTATTGACAATACTTCTACAACTATTGATAGTGATATAGTTATTGACCTTTACGCAACAGGTTTGTACTATTGGTCAATAACTCCAAATGTTGACTGTCATAATGATTTGATATATCTTAAATTTACTTATGATGATAGTTCGTATTATACAAACCCATTCTATATAACAGCACTTGACGAAGATAGAACTACCAAATTTTCATATAAAGATTTACTTTCAAGTCAATATGAAACGATAGGATTAAAAACGTGGTTTAGACAAAAGTCAATGCAATCTGAATTAACATCATATTACGAAACAAAAACAAAAAACACAGTTACTCAAACTATAAAAACACACAAAATAGAAATGTATGAATCAGAATT